ATTAGTTCTGGAAACTCTAATCTAACCGCTCTAACTTCTCTTATGTATAAATCATTATTATGAAATGCAGCACATAACATTGCAGTAGCATCATTCTCCTGTTTATTAGTGTATGCAGTATCTAAATAGAAATTCCATTTAAGGTCTGAGGCTCTTAAATTATTAGGTAACTCTTTAATGATATTAAACCATTCACCCTTAAAAATACCTCCCTCACTTGGAGAGGGTATCTGTGAATATTGACCGCTATACCCATAACTTCCTAAACCTAATTTAAAGCTCTCTAAAGTTGTTCTTGATAACCTTTGTGGAAACAGTAAACCATCTACATAAAGCTTCTTTAATTCCTTTGGTCTTACAATGTCAGATACTTCCGCTGGCATACAAATGTACTCCCAGTTATGAGGCTCTTTATCTAATAACATTCCTGTTAAATCGTTCTCGTGTAATCTTTGCATGATAACAATAAATACACCTATATCAGGATTATTTAAACGGCTTCTAAGTGTTTCATTAAAGAATCTGTTTGCGTTATCTCTTTCAATATCTGACCTTGCTAGTTGTGGGTTTTGTGGGTCATCTATTACAATAATATCAGCACCCATTCCTGTAACCGTTCCACCTGTTGAGGTGCTATATCTTAGACCGCTATTAGTAGTTGTATATCTTGATTTAGTGTTTTCATCTTTGGATAACTTAACATCAGGAAAGTGATTAATAAACCAATCAGATTCAATTAACCGCCTTGATTGGGTGCTTAATGTTATTGATAGACTTGCAGAATAGGATGAGCTAATAAACTGAATTGAGTCTTTTAATATCCAACAGTAAACAGAAAAGAAAACATTTACTAACTCACTCTTTAAAGTTCTTGGAGGTACATTAATTAATAGATGCTTATTTCTTTCTTTGCCCTGTACTATCCTAATAGCTTCCTCTTGTAATCTTTTACATAAATATTCAATATGCCAGTTTGGAGTTAGTTCTTGCCCGTTGTGAATAGTCTTAAAAGCATCTAATACAAACGAATAAAAAGAAATACGATATAAACTAGATTCAGCTTTTATAAGTTCTAATCCGTCTATCTCTGATTCAATCTCTTTTATCTCTAAGCTGTTTGATAATATCTTTGAGGGTTGATTCATCTAATTTGCTATAATCTATTTTTGTTTTTATTTCTCCCTTATGCGTATTTAGATTCTCATTTAATATCTTTTCATAATACCCCCTATTCTTACCTTTAGTTTTTAAATAGAATATTGTTGATGAAGGATTACCATCTTTAATCTGTTTATGTAGCTGACTTTCTGCAAAATCTAAAACGATATTACTCATGTCATCACATTCTTTTTTAAACTCCTCATCAGTATTATAATATTCATAATAAGTAGAACGATGAACACCAGCAATTTTACAAGCAGTCGTAACTATTCCTAAAGACTTTTCTAAAGCTTCTAGTATTTTCTTTTTATTGTGTCGGATTTTGTTCTCTTTACTCATAATTTTAACTATATTTATATTAACATGCGGTGGAAGTGTTATTGGTTACATACCTAGCATTCCAGTTAGGAGTTGGAGTTCGAATCTACCTCATCGCTCTTATTAAGCCCTTGCCTCTTGGCGAGGGTTATTTTTTCTCCTTTATACATTCCAGCACCTTGCCTATCTATTTCACTAAAAGGTAATATTTCTTTATTTATTTGCATTGTTTTATCAATCAAATAAATATACTTTAACTGATGCCCTTTTAAAAACTCAACCTCATAACCTTTTTTTTCTAATTTTGGTATATCACTTTTTTTTAAAAAGCTGCTTGTTAATCCTAAGTCGTATGTTTTTTTTATATGTACGACCTCTCCATTTAATTTACAAATACCTGCATTTTTTGAAACTCCAACTAATTTAAATCCACTTGCTCTGTAAATTGTACCATCACCACATTGAGTTCCATCTGCAAAACTTATTATCCATTTAATATGTGGAGCATGTTTTTTTATCAACTTAATACTAACAGCTATACATCTACTTTCTGAATACTTAGGTAAACAATCATCAAAAGCCATTCTGTTAAGCTCTATAAAACCGTTCCATTTTGTACCCTTTACAAGATTTATAGTACCTTTTTTATTTATACTAGGGCCATATTGCATTACACCATGTAATTTACCATCTAAAAAGCAACCAAAATGAAGAGTACTATTAGGAACTACCTTACCTGAGTAATGATGTTTTTTTACAAAAGCATTAGCAATTTTGCTCGGTATTACTTTAACTTTTATTTCTTTTGCTCTCCCCATTTTGTAGCGATTAAATATAATGCGTTCCCGTTAGAATTTTCATTGCCAAAAGTCTCAATGTATTTATATTCTTCAGTTTGTTTAATATCTGAAATAATATTTTTTATGTACTCAGCCTGTTCATCAGCTAAAGTGTAAGTAATTTGTTGAAACGGCTCTTTATCACCATCAGGCAAATCAAAATCTTCACCAAACTCATCCTCATCCATCTCAAAAAACTCAACCTCATCTTCTGCAAAACCCCAGCTAATAAGCTCACTTTCTCCAAAGTGTTCGGATAATAAATCAAAATCAAAATCACCTGTATTTTTATTTAACCTTACATTCAATTCTTTCTCCTTTTCCAATGTTAAATCTAATTCTATACAAGGCATTTTTTTAAAGCCTAATTCTCTTGCAATCATTGTTCTCTGATGACCTCCAATAATAATACCTTTTCTTTCTTTATTGATATTTACTAAAACAGGGTCAACCAATCCAAATCTAGTAATACTATCTTTTATAGTTTTCTTTTGTTCTGGACTTAATTTTCTAGGATTATATTCAGCACCTATGAGGTCATCTATTTTCCATTGTTTTACTTCTAAATTATTATCTATCATGTTTGTTAATTTATCTTCTATATCTATCTGTTATATCGTGATTAGGATTATTATTTTTAAAGCTGGTTTTAGTTTGTTTTTCAACTTCTATTGAGTGCAAAAAGTATCTTGTAATACCGTCAAAATCTATCCTAACAGCAACTATAAAAATATTGTTTTTATCAATTACCCTGTACGTATAGTTTTTATAAATAAATACGTCTTTCTCTTTTAATTTACCAGCTTCAATCATCAAAATACTCTTTTATAGCTTTCTCTCCATAACCTAAAGCATAAGCCATTTGCTTACATAAATCAAAATACTCTTCTATTTTAATATCAGGCTTATCAGCTTTTATAGACATGGTTTCTCCATAATGACTAACTGATATTTTAAACTTCTTACTCATAATCCTATTTAATAAATATAATAAAATTTAAAACAATTCATAGATAGGTAATAATATTCCCTTTGATGTATTACTATCACCACCTTTTTTATCTCTATTTGTTTTTAAATATTTCCTACACCTCTCTTTTAAAATATTAGTTTCAATTAAATGAAATGTATAGCCAAAACAAAAACAATAATAATCAGCTATGCTTTTAGATATTCCAGACGGCAACCCCCTACTTTCATATTCTACATAAACATTTTGCGTGTCTAAAGCTTGTAAGTCATATTTAACCTCTATTGTTTTATTTGTAAATATATCCCCTAATTCATTTTCTTTGGTTTGACCTACTTTTAAATCATATTTAAAATTATTGTTAAACTCCATATTTAATCAAAGTATTCTTTTTCTAAAGTATCATTAAACTCTTTAGTTAGTTCTTGGATAGTATTTACCATGCTAATCTGCTCAGTTTTATAAAGTTCTTTCTCTATTGGCAGAATCTTTTTTTCTAGCTCTTGAATAAATTTATTACCGTAAAACTTCATCTCTTTATTATAAATGCTAGTATGTTTTAGGTCATCAATATCCTCTAGTAAAGCTATTCCATTTGCTAAGAATCTTAATGCAGTTAATCTTGTTTTTTTTGTTTTTTCTTTCATGTTTTTAATCTTTACAAATCATTTATTAATTTACTTGTTTTATCTCCAGCATCTTTTCTCTCTGTGTAGTTCTTACCTCTTAATTTTATGTTTTCCTCTTGTAGTTTTTGTCTGCATCTCCTGATGCTTTCAGTATGTGGAAGCTTACCCTCAGAGAATAATTGTAGAAAGTCTTTAGCACTCATGTTATCCATTTTGTCTTTCATTAAAAATGCAAAATAATTAGATATTAATCTAAAATCATCATCCCTTAGTAATGGATAATTTACTAATAAAAATTCTACTTTTTCCTTTATTGTTTTCATTTGTTCAAATAACATAATCTTCAATTTCAAAGGTTTCTAATAAACAATTAAAAGGCTCATAACCCTCTTCATCATAATCTCTTAAATTTCTAAATGTTAATCTATAAAGCCTATGGTCATCTTGCTCTTCATCCCAAAACTCTAAAAGTATATCATCACCCTCTGTTAATCCAAAAGCCCCCAGCATAGAAAATTTATTGTTTGGGTGATTTTCAGTATAGGTGTTTGATAAATTAATTAAATTGTCGTTACAAGTACCACAAGTAACATCTTCAATAAATGGAAAAGGTTTTTTTAATAATGATACTAATCCTAAATATTCAAATTGATTTAATTTTTTAAACTGTTTCATAATGTTTGTTTTTTTGTTATTAATACAAATATAATATTAATTTTTTAATATTAAAACTTTAAAGATTGATTTAATAATTTTAATTTGTAAACCTGTTCTCTAAGGTTTCTATTCTCTTCCTTTAGTCTAGTGTTTTCATCTGTGATGGCTGTAGCTTCATCATAAACAGTTTCAGTATAAAATTCAAGTTCTGCAACTGAATAAATGGCACTTTCTGTTAATGTTGCTAGTGGGTTATCCGTCATTTTTTTATCCTCAAAGTTTTTAAATAATCTTCTTAACGCAATATCGTACGTTTCTAGCGACTGTTTGACCTCTAGGTATACGTTACCATTAAAAATAGTTTTGGAGTCCTTAAACATCACATAAATAGGCAATAAATTGATTTCTGGTTTATTACTTAACATA